TATTCAATTCGATTCCATTCTGGTAAAAATAGTTCACTTGTTTCATGAGTATGTATCCATTTTGCTGGATAGCAAATATTTTTATTATAATTTGTATTAAAAAATGCTCCCCACCAACTAAAAGTGCTGTTCGCAATTATATTATTTCTACAACAACTCATCAACAACATTTGCTCCCAGTCATCTAATTCATTTGATGCTCTAGTAAAATTTATCTCCGGAAATATTGTTTTCAATTCATTTATTATTTCGGTTACATCTAATAAATCAGGTTCCTCACAAAAATACAAAATCTCTTCTAAAGAAATACCCTTTGTTTTTAAAAGAGATATTGATTTTATATAGTATTCTACAGTTAATAAAGGATAAACATGTTGTAGATTTTTGTAATCTCCTAATCTAAAATGTATACTAGTTGCTTTACTAAGAAAATCTATTGAAAATCCTGATTTATTTACAAGTATTTCTTTCTCTCTTTTTACATTAATTATTGAACATATAAACTCGTAATTTTTTATAAAATATTTATAGCTTTGGAAATATCCGTATAAGCATATGTCCTTTCCTGGATATTTGTTTATTTCAAAATCACTATATTTGAACTCTGTTTTCTCTTTTATATATGTTAACCTTGGAAACACTTTGCGGGTAAAACGTTTCAGGTTTTTCAAAAAGGAATTCCAATATGTGGGTCTCATGGTTGTGCCAATTTTTAATAAATCTGTATCTATAAATACAAAACTCGATTTATTGTCAATAGCGCATGAAATTGTAGCAAAAATTTGAAACAATTGATTGCCTAGACCGCCCATCAAATTACAAGTAATCATCAACACTTAATATATTATTATATTTACTTGTATTTATATTTGTATTATTTTATATTTGTATCACTCATTGAACCTTTATAAAAAAAATAAATAAAGTAATGTGTAAAAAGCCATCCCAAAATACCATAAAATTGGTCACCTATTATATTTATATATGAATCATACTTTAATTTTCCACCTGGCCATAATGTAATAATATTATTTACAAACCATATTCCATAATATGAATTTTGGAGTATTTCATATATAAGATGTAGCATAAACCAATTAAATAATGATAATCCCCAATAATAAGAAACTACCCCAGAAGCAAAGTGTAAAAGAGAAAATTTATCTGTGAAATAAATACCCATATTATATATTGTTATTATTTTATATTTTTATACGTCCAATTGTGTATTTTGTATATTATTGTTTTGCTGCGCATTTTCAATATAATTTTTATGTTTTGTGCTTCGTAAATGTTCTGCTTTTCCAGCACATCTTACTTCTGAACCACATTCACAAATAAATACCTCCTTTTGCTTTTGTAATATTTTTTCCTTGTTTTTTTCATACCATTCACTTTTACGTTCCTTTATTTTATCCTTATTTTCTTCAGCATATATTTTTTCTTTTTCTATAATTTGATTTTTATGGGAATCATAATATTTTTTACGAGCTTCACTATTTTCCTTTTTATGTGTATCATTATATATTTTCTTTTGTTCTTTAAGTTTTTCAGTATTTTTCTCTCTATATTCTTTTTGTTTTTGTCTTAAAATTTTTATTTTTTCTTCTTCTGATATTTCTTGTATTGGTTCAGGTATAATTCCACATAATTTATTTTGATAATCTGTATGTATTTTTGTTTGTAAATGTCTAAGCTTATTTGCTACTATGTATTGTTTTCCACATTCGCAATTAATTAATTCACCTCTTTTTTCCTTGATTTTTTCTTTATTAGCTTCGCACCATTTCGACATCATTTCTTTTATTTCTTCTTTATGTTCTTCTCTGTATATCTTTTGTTTTTCTGATATTTTTTCTTTATTTTTCTCATTATATATCTTTTTTTGTTCTGCTAATTTTTCTTTATTTTCTACAGAATATTGTTTTTGATATTCCAACTTTTGTTCTTTATTTTCTTCATAATGTTCTTTTGCTTTTTCTAGTATGTGGTCTTTGTTTTCTTCGTACCAGTTTTTTTTATATAATTCCGGTTCTTCTTTACACATAGCATATGGTTTGTTTGAGTTTAATTTAGATGCTAATTTTTCAATCCATAAATGTTCAATGGATTCAGCCTCTCTTTTATTTTTACAATTATGTTCTTCTATTTGTATCATATTCCAGTTATCCCAACCTCCATTATTTCTTATAAATTCATAAACATATTGATTATATTTTTTATCATTAATATTTGTACAACAATTTTTGTGACTATTTTTTCTGTTTTTAAAATTTGTTGTGTGACCAATATAAATATCATTAATTGAACCATCTTTACAACAAAGTTTGTAAATAATTGTATGCGAATAATCCGTTATGATTTTTGGCATTATAATATTCTATACAAATTTGTCTTTAAGTAGTAATTATGAAATGTCTTATAAAGTCTTATAATTTTATTATGGTGTCAAAAAAAATATTTATATATTAAAATTCGTCACTGAAACTGAATGCGTCTTCTGTTTGTTTATTTGCCAATCCGTATTCACTGACCTTACGCTCAAAGAAAGAGGTCTTCGTTTCTAAACTTATCAGCTCCATCCAGTCGAATGGGTTGCTAACATTATAAATCTTCTTGTAACCTAATTGAGAGCACAATCTATCGGCGACAAATTGTATATACTGCGTCATCATAACCGAATTCATTCCGATTAAACGACACGGCAATGCCTCACATATAAATTCCGTTTCGATTTCAACCGCCTCTTTAATAATCTCGTGAATTCTAGCTTTATCCATTTTTTTAATTAATTTACTATACAACAGCACAGCAAACTCGCAATGTAACGCTTCATCGCGAGAAATTAGCTCATTTGAAAATGTGAGCCCGGGCATTAGACCGCGTTTCTTCAACCAGTATATGCTACAAAATGCTCCGCTAAAAAATATGCCCTCTACACAAGCAAATGCGACCAATCTTGTAGCAAAACTGCTACGATTATCGTGTATCCATTTTTGCGCCCAATCAGACTTCTTTTTAATACACGGGAAGTTGGTTATCGCATTAAAGAGGCGATTCTTTTCAACCTTGTCTTTAATATATGTCTCAATTAAGAGACTGTACGTTTCACTATGCACATTTTCCATAGCTATCTGGAATCCATAGAATGCCCTTGCTTCCGACACCTGAACATCACTCATAAATCGTTGAGCCAAATTTTCCAATACAATTCCATCCGATGCCGCAAAAAATGCCAATATCATAGAAACAAATGATTGTTCATCTTTATTGAGACCTTCCCAGTGCGAAATATCCTTAGATAAATCAATTTCTTCCGCACGCCAAAAACAATCAATTTGCTTTTTATACATTTGCCATATATCATCGTGTTGAATTGGAAACATTACAAACCTATTATCGTCTGGTGCGAGTAAGGGTTCTGAATTTGTTTTAGACATCCTAAATAATATATAATGTAGATTTTAATATTATTTAAAATATATATTTTAGAATAAATTCGTTTATTTTTCGTTATTTTTTTAATGTGTAAGTAGAATAAGACAAGCAAATGCCAACTGCGTTACAAAAACAATTAGTAGCGAAAAGAGATTTAAAACTTTTACAAATAGACGAAGAAATTAAAAACAAGAAACATTTAATACTTAAAAAGAAGAAGGAACTAGAGAAGAGGAAAGCAGATAACACTTATTTGGACGCAATTTTTGCCGATTATAATCAATTTCATAAATATGCGATTGAACAGAAACAAAAGGAATATAAAGCAATGAACCTATTAAAGGAATATATAGCAGATTTAGTGAAAACAGAAAAACTATTGGATAATCAGTTAAGAACTGCCAAATACGACCAAAAGGAAGTTATAGGTGAAATCGCAAAAATAAAGGAGGAAATAGTTGACCTAGGTGTTTTAACTGGTGATAAGAGATAAATAGATATTGGGTAATAAAATATTTTAATAATATATGAGTGACGATTTATTGGATACATTATTAGTTAATTTAAAACAAAACGGGGACATATTGAATACAAAAGTTCAAACTTTAATATCAAACCAAACCAATTACAAATCTAAAATAGTAAAGGACCTTACAGATTTGAATAAATTGATAAACGATTTGGATTTACGTAATTACGTGAATAACAAGAAATTATTTAGTCAACAGCAACAAGAGTTACAAAACAAGACGACTGAATTAAATTCATCTTATGCGGAAAACTTAAGATTAAAAGGAGAAATTGAAAACAAAACGGCACTAATTAATGAGCAGACTAGAAAGATTACTGAAATAAACTCCCAACTTTCTCAAAAAACAGGTGAAGCAAATGAATTTAAAAGAAAAATTACTAGTTTAGAAAATAATAATTCCGCATTAATGGCAAAAAACAGAGAATATGACGCAAAAATGAAAGACTTGGGTGTCCAGATTGAAAATTATAAGCAACAATTATTACAATTAAATGAGTTAAAACAAACTCGCGATACTTTGATTCAAGAGAAGGAAGTATTAAACAACAAAATAAAAGAGTTACAAACACTGTTTGAAACGGAAAGGCAAAAAAGTAATGAGTGTAATCAAAAAATATCTCAAAATGAAGAAGGTCTTAGACAAGCTTCTGCTGATTTGGAAGCAACCAAACAAGAACTTCAAAAACTTAAAGGCGAATCTGCTGAAATAAAAAATGCTATTAGTGTATTACGTAACAAAAATTCTGGTCTTGAACAACAATTAACATTATTATTACAAGAGCAAGAGAGAATCAAACAAGCGTTAAGAGCCATTAATGATAACATTATGCAACAAATACGAAACATTGATAGCCAATTGTCTCTTGGTGAAGATGACAATAGTAAAGATGATGTTATTGAATTATTGCGAACAATTAAATCCAATTTAAGCATAGGAGTAAATGAGTTGAATCCTAGTAGAGGTGGAAAAAAACCTAGAGGTAGAAAAAAGAGAGGACTCCAGACAATGAAAAAACAAAGACAGAAAAAAATGAACAACCACAAACAAAAGTCAAGGAATAATCAGAAACAAGTGGCGAAAAGAGGTGGTTGGGTATATAAGGGTGATGATAATTTAGATAGTCTAAGTGAAGAAATAAAGTCCAACTCGAACTCGAATTCGAATACGGTAGTAAGAGGTGAAGGTATTAGACAAACAAGGAAAAACAAAAATAAAAAATATTCTAATGAGCGAACAAGAGCAAGGTCAAAGGGTTATAAAATGAAATAAACTATAAAATGAAATAAATAATTAGTTTCTGAAAAGATATAGTTTCGGTATTTCTCTACAACTATCCGGCCAATTTCCTGTAATCATTCTTGTATACAATGCGTTTGGATGACTTCTCTCTTTTACAATACGTTTTCTTTCTGAAAATACTTTTTTCCATTTGCGTTGTATTATTTTTAGCCATATTGTTTTTATAATCACAATTGTTTCCCCTGTAGGCAATTCAATACAATGTCCTATTTCTGGTTTAATATAATTCTCTCTATGAATAATATTATTATAATTACGTATTGTTGGATGTCGAATATTGTTCATAACATTGTATTCGTCAATATATAATTGTTGAGTTTGATATATAGCACTTAATTCATCTTCTTCCAAATCGGAAGCAAATGATTCTGCGTCTGATTCAGATTCTGTGTCCGTTTCCGGTTCAATTATTTCATTATATTCGTCAAGCAACATCCCTGATGGACCATCAAATTTACTAATGAGCAAAAAGTGGGTTTCAATATATGGACAACTGGTCTTAGTTTTGCCGTGAATTGCTGGCAAATGTATTTCACATAAAACTAGATTATATTTCATTATTATATTATTATATTATTATTAATAGAACCGAATTATTGTGTTAAAAACAATATGTTTAATTATTACTTTGTATTCCATTAATATTAGACAATCTTTTCAATTTTTTTAGTTATAATATATATAATGAAATTTGCTAACGAACTTTCAAAATTGTTAACAAATAAGTATTTCTTGTATTTTATTGTGTTTTTATCTGTAACAAATGTGTTAGGATATCTTGTGAATAACAAAATACATGCTGTTATATTTTTCGCCTTGGTTAGCTTTTTGATGGCAAACTTTAGTAAAAATATGGTTGTTATATTGTTAGTTGCTTTGGTTTCTACAAATTTGTTGATGGCAAATAAGACAATGAGAGAAGGAATGGAGCAAATGGAAAAGGGGGAAGATGATATGGATAACAAAGAAATGGATGACCAAGACAATGACGAAGCTGATGAAGAAAATTATACAAACATGGGAGCAACAAAACCTGTAAAAAAGAATGATAGAAAGAATGATAGAAAGAATGATAGAAAGAATGATAGAAAGAAGAAGACAAAAATAGTCAAAAGAAATGATAAAAAGAAGGCACCTGTTCCCGCTGAACCTGTGAAAAAGGCCGAAACATTTGGTAACAAACACGCATCACAATTAAAAAATGCTGCCCCAGTAGACGGTGACGATGATTCACGTATTGATTATGCTTCTACACTAGAAGGCGCTTATGATAACCTTGATAAGATTTTAGGAAGTGAAGGAATAAATAAGTTGACTGGTGATACACAAAAGTTAATGGCCCAGCAACAAAAGTTATTTGATTCTATGCAGAACATGGCTCCTATGATACAAAATGCTAAGGAAATGTTATCCGGCTTTGATATGAAGGGATTAGGCGATTTAGCAAATATGGCGAAAGGACTACAAAGCCAACCTGCTCCAGTAATTCCAAAATAAAGAACACATTCTTTTATTTTATTTATTTTTGGGTTTGTAAATGGATGTAATGAGAGAAAAGTTATTGAATATGTTATTATTATAAAATATAATAATAATATATCAATGAAACGCTGTCCTCCCGGTGTAATATGTGTTGAAAATGTTACTATAATGATAATATTAATTGTTTTAGCATGTATTGGTTACTATATATATTTAAGAGCAATTAAACAAAACAATTTAGAAATCAATGTATCCAATGTAAATGAAGAGAGACCAAATAATATGCCCCTAGGATATGGTTTTGGTATGATGCCAAATTATCCTTATAACAATCTTCCTAAGAATGTATTAGAGAACCCTTACGCGGCTCCATTAAAAGATGAGCGTTATTTTGTTCCTGAATTAAATTATGTTCCTCCAAATGCGGTTCCCATAAATGTTTCGACAACAGCAGTAGACACAACTTATAGACAACTTGGTATATTGACACCTCTAAATGGAACAAGTAAAGACAATATATTGCCGCTAATGGGACGACCATTGTTTACAAGACGTTCCAAATTTAATTATTATACCATTTCCAATCAACATAACAATGTGAAACTTCCTATTTCTGTAAATGGAAAATCGGGCCTAAGTGAAGTAGGTGTGGATGAAATATTTAACGGCGACACGGTTTATGTAGAAGGAATGAATGAAGCATATAAAGCTACTATTTACGAATCAGAAACAATAAAGTATTTGCCTTTTATTTAGATACATAGGGCGCCACGTGGCTGGCACGTGGCCTTTACGTGCTCCAATTCTTTATTGTGGTATTCTTAAGGTTCAAATTCTTACGATTCTTATTTGTATTTGAATGAACTAATTTTACTATATTTCGTTTGAAACGTTTCCTAGTTTGGGTTTTATTGCTGTTATTTATTATTTTTTGTAAACGAGCTTTAGTCAATTTCATATTATAGACCTTTACTAAAATAACTTAGCAAAATAATCTAATTGTTTATACTATTATTTTTTTCACTATCATATATCGATATACGATATATTTTATTTTTATTTTATTATTATATAATGTCAATTCAAACCATAAATATTACCGATGGGTTTGGCATATGGATACAAAATACGTTACCTAATAAACAACAAATCGGACCAAATCAATTTGTCGATTTTGATAACAAAATAAAAATACTAAACGCTTTACAATTCATTAGAAACAATAATATTGGTATTTTTTTGGTTAGAAAAATGTATAATTGGGGGCAAGAGTTAGAAATAAAATTAATAAATCTAAATACATCTGAAGAAATAGGTCGTTTCAATATAGACAACAGTGGTCCGCCAAATTTTACTTTGTCTATGTATATATCTTCTGAAATAGAAAATCAACAATTGGCACGTTTAATGGTTTCCTCCATGTGTTATATATTGATAGAATCACGTATAATAGGACCAGATACATTACTGTATATCGATGATGATGCGAGTGAGGGATTTTGGGAACGAATGGGTATGACAATTAATCGAACTGGTATACCTCAGCGTAGACAATACACACAAATAGATAACACTATTAGACAAGCTCCTGGAGCGGGAAAGGAAAAATTCATTACTTTTTCAGGTATTTGTTTATGGGCATTAGGCATTCCAGGAGGTAATTTCTCTTCTCTCACTTATCCAAAAACCTTAACTAATGGAGGGAAAAATAAAAAGAAAAGGAAAGCAACAAAAAACAAAAGACACGGTAAAGGATATAAAGGAAAAACAAAGAAACAAAAACGAAGAAAACTAATAAAATAATAAAACCCAACAAAATAACCAAATAAGTATTTAGAATGTATTTTCTCTCATTATTATCTATTCAAGGTAGATAAATAATAATGAAAAAATAGTATACACATATTATAAATGTCTGTTGTCTCTTGTTCCAATGCTACAGCCCCTGTAAATATAGAAACTAACAATGTTACAAATACTTGTTCCTTAAAATGTGAACTTACTTTTTCGTATAACAATAGTAACTGTGTTGCCAAAAATATGGGCACTTATATTTCATTAAAATACGATAAAAATAAAACTCCTCCTGTTACTTTTAATTTAGCTAGCTATGATGTAGCTGAAATCCGAATTTACTGCCCTTCTTTACACACTTATAACGGTTATCAAGCTGATGGAGAAATGGTTATTATTCATAATTCTAACGCAGGGAAACCCCCTCTATTCATATGTGTTCCAATTAAAAAAGGAAGCGCGACTACAAATGCCGCAGCTGCGTTGTCTACCATCGTAAATGATATTAAAAATAACGCCCCTAACAGTTCAGACAACGAGGTAGCTGTTACTATTAAAAAATTCAATCTTAATGATTTTGTTCCTAAAAAACCATTTTACACATATGTAGCAACGGAACCATTTTTACCATGCTCCACAACCAATAATAATTACGTTGTATTTACTCCATCTAACGGTGTTATTGATATTTCCGATGCCGATTATAGTGTTTTAACGAAAATCATTGGCAAACACACTTATACTACAAAACAAATTACTGACAAATCAAACAATCAGTTAGCATTCAACCGAACAGGACCCGTTATTATGAAAAATGATGGACAAATTTACATTGACTGTCAACCAGTTGGTCAATCGGATGAAACCGAGATTGTTGTCAATAATATAAACGGTATCAATCCTATTTCCGCTACGGATACATTCAACAATCCGTTTGTTCAGTTCTTCTTGGGGTCTATTATTTTTATCCTGTTTATTTTAGGAATATACAAATTAATCGACGTTTTCAAAATGTCTAAACCATCTATGATTGGCGGTGGACCAAATAGTGGACGCTTTTTACATGGTCTTAAGAACATCATTATCTAATATACAATTTGTAATATACTATTTATAATTGACTAAATAATATATTATACTTTACATTACATTACATTACAATAATTTACGCTACAGGAGCAGCATCATAGTTATCATCTAACATTGGTGAATAGGGCGCCTTTACGTAATTTTCATTAAACTTTTGGGATGCCATCTTCTTGACAACTTCTTGCTCCAAAGTATAAGGAAATTGATGAGCAGGTGTAAAAGGAGACCACTTTTTCTCCTCTGTGGGATAAAAATGCTCCATAGCACTTGTTCCAGTCTTTTCAGACGCACTCTTTACTAAATGGTATGCTACCATAACACCCAAAACTCCTAAAATTGGGTTAGAGTAAGCAAATAATAAAAGTGTTACAACAGCTACAATAACTTTTCCCATGGTGCTATCAATCACGTTTGCTACTCCATCAGGCATTTTGTATCCCATTATTAAATAAATAATAAATAGGATAACTAACACAAGCTGAGACATGTTTCTTTTTTCAAGCAAATTGTTTATATATTCCATCTTATATTATATACCTTTAAAAAAAGTATAGGTATATCAAAACAATATAAATATATTTCTCTAAATATGAATAAATGAACACTAAATATTACCATAACAATAATAACAACAAGAATTCTAAACAAGAAGATGTTGAAATGCCTAAAAATATTAATTCTTATCTAGGACAAAAAGGATATACTGTTCTTAAAAGTGACCTTACTATTAAACAACTTACTTTTATTAAAGAACAATTAATGGTTAAACCTTATATGCCTGGTTCTCCAGTTCAGGTTCAAAAATCGTTTCCTGCTTATAGAGAATCCGACAAGAAACTTTATTTACCGCGATATTACGGTGAAGAATTATTTGGTCCTTCTAAAGATTTTAAACTTACTGAAGGAGATAATATTGATTTGCTATTTCAAGGAACTTTAAGACCTGTTCAAGAACCAGTTGTTGCTAAGTATTTAAAACACGTTGCTAATGGCGGTGCTGGACTTCTCGAATTACCTTGTGGTTTCGGTAAATGTCTAAAAAAGGATACGCCGATTTTAATGTTTGACGGAACTATTAAAATGGTTCAAGATATTCAAGTTGGTGAGCATTTGATGGGTGACGACTCTACTTCTAGAGAAGTATTATCTTTAGCAACTGGTAGAGAAACTATGTATAAAATTAGCAACAAAATAGGTGATGAATATACAGTAAATGAAAGCCATATTTTGTCTCTTAAGTGTGCTAGTAACATTAGTCGAGCTTATAAAAAAGGAGATATTGTAGATATATCTGTTAAAAATTATTTACATTTACCTAAAATAGTTAAAAATAAATTACGCGGTTATAAAGTTCCTGTTATTTTCACCAATAATGACGATGAAACTCATTCAGAGAAACGTGTTGACCTGTATTTATTCGGTTTTAAGTTAAATAATATGGGTTCTAATGCGACTATACCACATATTTATAAATGTAGCAGCAGAGAGAATCAATTAAAATTATTAGCAGGATTAATTGATTCAAATGGATACAGTAAAAAAAAGTATTACATTATTGACCTACTAGATGAAAATAAAACACTAGTTGATGATATTGTATTTTTATGTAGGTCACTTGGTTTCTCTTGTTATACGAAACTCAAGACCCAAAAGGTAAATAATAATTCAGTTGACAATATTTTTTCCATTTTTGTATATGGTAATAACTTAGACGAAATTCCCACTATAACTCAAAAAAATATAGAACCTGTCAAAAGTAAAAATAATCATTTGGAATATCGCATTACATTAGAGAAATTACCGGTCGATGATTATTATGGGTTCGAAATAAATGGCAACAAACGGTTTGTCCTTGGTGATTTTACTGTGACACACAATACATCTATTTCTCTCTATCTGTTGTCTCAACTAAAGAAAAAAACATTGGTAATTGTTCACAAAGAATTTTTAATGAATCAGTGGGTTGAACGTATACAGCAGTTCTTACCTATGGCAAGAATTGGTAAAATACAGGGACAAGTTATTGATATTGAAGGTAAAGAAATCGTTTTATGTATGCTCCAAAGTCTCGTTTTAAAAGATTACCCCGCATCTTTATTTGATTGTTTCGGTTTTACTATTCTTGATGAGGTTCATCATATTTCAAGTGAGACATTTTCAAACGCATTATTCAAAGTGGTTACTAAATATATGCTTGGACTATCTGCTACCATGGACCGAAAAGATGGAACAACAAAAATATTTAAAATGTTTTTAGGAGAGGTTGTTCATAAGGTGGAGAGAAAAGATGAATACGCTGTTGAAGTGAGAGCCGTTACGTATAAAACAAATGATGAGGAATTTAACGAGACCATTTTGGATTTTAAGGGCCAGCCGCAGATTAGTTCGATGATTTCTAAATTATGTACTTATAATCGCCGAACAGAATTTATCATACAAACGCTTACAGATTTTCTTTGTTTAGAAACGGTTGATAAGGAAACAATTAAACAACACAAATTAAATATGGATGAAGCGAATCCCTGTTGTAAAATGTGTTTGAAAAATAATAATTATTTGCTTAAAAACACTTGTTGTCAATCCGTTAAATATTGTTTGCTTTGTTTGAATAATATTGTTGCGGACTCGAAAAAACCAGTGATAACAACCGACAAAAATGGAAACGAAAAGGTTACGAAACGTCGTGCTAAGTGTCCAGAGTGTAACAAAGTTCTTGCGTTCGAACAAAATTATATACCTAACCCTTATTTAAAACCGATGACTGACCGTCACATAATTGTAATGTCACATAATTTAAATGTGCTGGATTATATGTATAACAAGTTTGTTTGTAAAAATTTGGCTTCCGTTGGATACTATGTCGGTGGAATGTCTGAACCCGAGCTGAAGCACAGTGAAAAGCAGCAAGTCATTTTTGCTAGTTTTAGTATGTGTAGTGAAGGGCTCGATATTCCTACATTAAATACTGAATTTTTAATAACGCCTAAAACAGATGTTGTTCAGATTGTTGGACGTATTTTGCGAGCGAAGCACGCCACTTGTAATCCAATTATTTATGATTTTGTCGACTCACACGATGTTTTTCAACGCCAATGGGTCAAACGGAAAACGTATTTTAAAAAAAATAATTACAGAATCATACAGACAAACAGTTTAAATTATAGTCCGGATACAAGTAGTTGGAAGGTTGTATTTGAGCCAGGAGGAAAGCCCGTAGACAAAAAGGAGGTTCTGCCTTGTAGTAGTAGTTCAGAAAATGACTCGGATGAACTCTTTGATGAAGAAGATGAAACGACTCCGAAACCCAGCGCCGGCAAGTGCTTCCTTAAAATAAAGAAATAATGTGAATATTTTATCTAGTAAATTATTATTTTTGCGGTCAATACAATTATGGTCTCGATATTTATAAATATAAATTGAATTTATTGTTACAGCGTTTTCTAAAAAAGTTGATAATTTTGTTACAAAAAGTAAAAAGGAAAATGAATTTTGGACATTTTTAAAATGTCCATTTTTGAAAAGAGAAAAGACTTTTGCCAAAATGTGATATTTTTTTCGGTTTCTTACCATAATGCTCTAAATTTCGTTTTTAGAAGTGAAAAATGTGTTACGATAATTTTTTTTTAATTTTATAAAAATATTTTGTTTATTTTTACTATGTAGGATATATCCTACTTAAATCCTATATAAAAATCTCCAAAAAATCTCCAAAAATAATAATTCCAATGTTATAATCATATGTCATTATAATATCATTAAAAGTGATATTATATTTACACGAAAATAAAAATTCCTACAAAATCCTACAAAAATCCTACATAAAAATCTCCAAAAAAGACTTAAACGTATTTTTACATATAAATAATATACGAGAATATATATAATGGCTTTTAAACTATACAATATCGTGTCTTCAATCGTAAGCTTATTTTTTGAGCCTATAAACGATATTAGTTTTTACCCTAATATTTTACCTTATACAACATCTTCTGTAAGAGTCGCTTTAAAAATTACGCATGGTTGTTTGGATAATTCTACAAATAGGATTGAAACAACCTTTCCAGATAGCTTCACTGTAAAACCAGAATTTAAACACGGCTGGACAACAGTTTTACAAACTAATACTGTTCCTAACACTTTTTCAAATATAACATGGCATAGTAATGATGTATCCAATAATATTCCAGATGGTTTCAATGAACTATTTTGGGTTTGGATTACATATCCAACTACATATCAACTCGACACAAAATATTATGCTCCAACAGTTCAACATTGTTATCCATCTGGTCAATATAAATGGATTGATACTGTATCAAGCGAATATTTAGCGCCTTATTTCGCAATAAGTTCTTCAAATGTACCTGATAATGATACCAACAATAAAACCTTTTCTAGATTAGACATCCTTAGTATTTCTACTTCTATTATAAGCATTATAACATTTTTAATAACATTTTGGTATGAATACAGAAAATATAAGACTAAAAAGCTTCAGAATGAGACACAAGAGAATCAGACACAAGAGAATCAGACACAAGAGCAAATAAAAAATGTTTCTACAGAAAAACAAATAGAAATTACAGATATTGAGAAAAATGTTTCCGAAAAACAAACGGAAAATGTTGTTGTAAAAAGCTCTGAATATTCATATTTCAACTAATATTTTTTGTTTTCTTATATGAATATGAAAACAAAAAAAAGAAGGGTTAACAAAAAAACACAACATAAAAATAAAACACAAAAGGCTGGAATACGAGTTATAAATAATATATCACACGACGACGCATTTAAATATTTTATTGAGAATTCTTCCTTTTCATATTACAACCGTGGGTTTTTTGGAATACTTGTTTTAGCAAAACTAAAAGATGGTTATAAAAGCCCATATCGTCATATTAGAACAAATAGTATTTCTTATGTAAAATATTTGTTGCTAAAATTTTTTGAAATAAAACCACAAACTCATACAGATATTACAAATATAGACACCTCAGATATACAAAGGGAAATCAACATACAACAAACTATATATATGTCGTCATTGAGAAGTCGCGATACATTGTTAGAACCTATGTGTCCTTGTGTAGTTTATTCACATCCAGAAATATTAAATCAAAATTATAAACAATCATTTTATAAAATAATTACTCAAAGTATACAAAATAATAAACAAATAGACCGAGTATTTCAAGGGAATGTAGCCTTTTTTGCTATGGAATTTATGGAAAAATACTCACCTTTATCTAATTATATACATACATATTTAGAAACAACATCCATTAATAAATCACTTTACACCCTAGATAAATTACATGCTCTAGGATTTACTCATAACGACTTTCACAATGACAATGTTTTGTTAGTTGAAAACTATAATTATTTCGGGTTTGAAAAAGACATAAGCAATGGTAGAGCTATAATAATAGATTTTGGAAGAGCAAATCAGATTAAACAACCGAAAAAAATAGATGACGCATATAGATTAAAATTGCTTCAAAAAGAAAGTAATTATGCGCATCCTGGTTTGTTTTTTATATTTAAATGGTTAGATGAGGAACATAAATTAGTTCAAGATAAATACATAGCTATTTTTGAAAAATATTACAAATGCGATATTTATACTATTATTAATAGTTATAACTTTTATATAGGAGGTGGCATGTCTATTCCAAATTCGAATTTTGAACCTATAATTCATAAACGTGTTTATAATTATAATAACAATAGCAACAACATATATAAGAAGGAAACCAACCCCAAATATAGTTTGGCAGACCAGGCTGAAGCAGAATTAAAACTATCAAATCCTGAAAAGTATAATGAACTGATAGATAGCATAAAAGACACATTAAATGAGGAAAAGAAACAACCTGGCTATATCAAAACACTGTTTGCAAATCAAATGAATGGACTAATAGACCCTGCTTTTATATTACCAGTAGACAATAATCCAGACAAATTAAGATTGATTATGGATTAACCTGTAAAAAATATAGAAATATATATATAGAAATATTTATATACTTTATTTTCTTCCTTTTTCTAAAAAGTTGAAATATTTTTTCCAAAAAGTAAAAAGGGAAATGAATTTTGGACATTTTTAAAATGTCCATTTTTGAAAACCTAATTACTTTTTCGAAAAATGGTGTCTGAAAACGTGATTGTGAGCATTATGGTGACAATATCATTTTTTTTGGGAAAAATATGTTATGATAAAATTTTACTTATTTTTTACAATAATTTTTAAGGGGATTTTTTGTTGATTTTATTTTCAACAAAAATCCCCCAAAGTTTTGTCCCAAATTTTTTATAATCATTTGTTACACGATGAACGATAACAAATAATATGATAATAAACAAATTTGTTGTCTAGTAAGGTTGATTTTCAACAAATCGTCAACAAAAATCCCCAAATAGTCAACAGAAAATCCCCTGATGATGACCCCGTGTTATAATTATTTATCCTTATTTGTTTTGTTCTGGTTTAGTATATATTGCCCACATGGCCCACAATGGTCTTCATTTGATAAATCTATTTTATTGTTCAAAGTTTTATTACAATATTCTATTTTCCATCTACCTAATAAGTTTGGCGATTCCTTTACCCATAATTTTTTTACAATAGTTATTATGTATTTCATAATTATATAATAACTATCTTTTTCTTTAAGTGATTTTTAGCACTTTGATTAGGTTATATAACTTCATTATAAAAAGGTGTTTGTTTTTGGTCTTCTAATCCTCTTATATAAACTTCTATTCTATATACTTCTTTGTATAACGCAATCCAAAATGTAACCGGATTTATATACGCTAGTGTACCACCAAAACCCCACCCGACTTTATCTAGATAAAAACTTTGTTTTTCATTTTCATATGTTGTGTGTTTTTTATAGTAATCATATGAATTAAGACCTCAGGTAAATCCTAATAAAGACCATGAACATACAGTTGTTATTCTTATAGCTGTTGGAAACCGCATTTACAAATATATAAACATATGACTTTATGTAGTTTCTACTACGTATTACATTTAATTTTTATCTAACCTGAATTGTTTTTCGTAATGTTCTATGCCCAATTTGTATAGTGATATGTTACCCTTGTTAGTAAAATCACTATACAAAATTGGATAAAGTTGTTTCATTCTAAGAACTGCCTGTATTCTACATAATAAATCGCTATGAAAATTTATTTTGTAGTATTTTGTATTTGTTATCGGATGATATTGTGTTATAATAACACCATTATTTAGTTCGCAAATATTAAGTAATATTTTATTTACAATTTCAATAGACAACATTGTCTTTACAATATAAATATATACATACATCATTTTAAGTTAGTTTTGCCAAAATTGTGCTTATAGTTGAGAAAAATATTGGATTTTCATCTAGCAAATTATTATTTCTGGAAGATTACCATATATGGTAACAAATTGTTTCTAATTATGGTGAATATATTGTTACCATATTTTTCACCCATTTTTTAAAAGTTGAAATATTTTTTCCAAAAAGTAAAAAGGAAAATGAATTTTGGACATTTTTAAAATGTCCATTTTTGAAAACCTAAATACTTTTTCGAAAAACGAGTTCTGAAAAATCACTTGTGAGCATAATGCTCTCATTTTCATTTTTAGGAGTAAAAAAAGTGTTACGATAAATTTTTATCGAAAATTATCGTTCGAAATTTGGGGAAAATGTGTTAAATCCTTTAACAATTCTTTAACAAAGTGTTAAAAGATTAAGCGATATAAAAATAACTTATTATTATATAATATGCCGAAAAGAGAAATTGATTATTCAAAAACAATTATTTACAGGATAATATGTAAGGATGTTAATGTAAAAGATAGTTATATTGGGTATACAACAAATTTCAGCCAAAAAAAATATGCTCACAAAAAAAATTATATGGATGAAAACAATTGTAATCATAATTGTATATTATATGAAACAATAAGAAAAAATGGTGGTTGGGATAATTGGAATTTTGAAATAATAGTTACCGAAAAATGTGAAGACCAAAATGAAGCAAAAAAAATAGAACAAATATATATTAATTCACTAGGAGCGACATTAAATGAAAAAATGGATATAAATTTGAAAAACAATGAAAAAACAACAAAAAAATACGTTTGTAAAAATTGTAACTTGATAACTGGTAACAAAAAAGATTATATAACCCACATAAATTCACAAAAACACATAAAAAACACAATTTCTTTAACAAATTTTCCCCAATTTTCCCCAATTTCCCCATTTTCCCCAAGATGTATAAAATCCTCAAAAAATCAAAAACATATTTGTAACGGCTGCAATAAACAATATTGTTCAAGAGTAGGATTATGGTATCATATGAAAAAATGTGATAATAATCCAATGATGGCATCATCACAAGAAACAAATAGTTCTGAAAATCAACAAACACAAATAGTTGACACAAATTTAGTTATTGAATTGCTTAAACAGAATCAAGAGTTACAAAAAACAATTTTAGAGCTTTCCAAAGAAAGAACTGTAAACATTAACTGTAAAAATAATAACAGCAATTCTCACAACAAAACATTTAATTTACAGGTTTTTCTTAATGAAGAATGCAAAGACGCTTTAAATATTAATGAATTTGTTGAACAAATAAAGATACAATTGACTGATTTAGAAACTACTGGCCGTCTTGGTTATGTGGAAGGAGTAACAAGAATTATAAATAAAAATTTGAATGAATTAGAAACAAACAAGAGACCAATTCATTGTAGTGATGTTAAGAGAGAAACCATTTATATTAAGGATGAAAATGAATGGATTAAAGAAAATAATGATAAATCTATTTTGAAAAATGCTGTAAAAGAAATAGCGAATAAAAATATTTTACAAATAAAAGAGTGGAAAAAAGCGAATCCAGATTGTATGGACTCTGATTCAAAGAAGAACGATTTATATCTAAAGATAGTTTCAAATTCCATGTCTGGCTCAACCAAAGAAGAACAAATTAATAACTTAAATAAAATAATTTCTAAGGTTACAAAAGAAGCTGTAATCGATAAAGCAGAAAAATAAAATGATAAGGCAATAGTATTTTATGTTTTTGGGGAATACGTGTTAATATTTGTTAACAATCTTTTAACAATCTTTTAACAAATGTTAACACATATTAAAAGATATTTTTTAAAAAAATAAATAATAAACCATACAAGAGCATATTATTTATGTATTACATAAACCGTATCGAGTGTTAACCGATTTTTCCCCAATTTCCCCAAGATTCTTACGATTTTACCCCAATTTCCCCAAGATTCTTACGATTTTTCCCCAATTTCCCCAAGATTCTTACAATGTGTTATAGTTTATTTCTTATTTGAAATGATTGTAACTGCTGGGACAGTTTGTATTATCTAATTTAACATATGGCACAGGATTTGCCAAAGCACTTAGATTCGCAGATAAGACCCCTCCAGTGGAATAGCTGTTTGACATAGGCATGTTGTTTCCACCTCTTTGTCTTCTTGTTTTGTGACGATGTTGTCTTTTGGATTTGGATACAAATTTAGCACGAACACGGCTTTTCATTTTTCTAACGCGTCTACTGACATTTTTACGACTTCCTTTCATCTTATACATTCTAGATATTTTATTTATTTTTTTACGATATATATTTTTTCCACCGTTCATCACGAATTTTGACGCATTTGCTGCTTCAACGTTATTTGCTACAGGCAAAGGAAGTGCGTTTGGATTCACGGTTCTTGGGTCAACTGTGCTTGTAAACAAGTTTCCTGAATAAGTAGAACCATCAATGTTAACTAAATTTGCGTTCATTATACTATATATACCAGCTAAAATATTTATACTTTGGGATTCATCCCTTTTACATTTTCGACGACGCATTTGCTAAAGACACAGGAACCCATTTTCTAAATTTGTAATTATACTGACATACCATTTTAAAAGACCTATCTAAAAATACAAATTTATCTTCTTTGTCATTTTCAAATTCTGTTTCATCATCACTTTCTTCCAAAGCATCTAAATTGTCATTCTCTTTTATGATTCTAAATAATTTATTCATCATAACACTTGTTTTGTAGTCAGGAATAAACGCTATATCATAAAACTCTTCCTTTCCATTTTTATAAATATACAAATTGTAAATATCGTTTTGTATATCGGCTTTAATTTTAAATATTTGGTTACCAGTATTCTCATTTTTATAGTTTTTTTGTTGATTCGAATTGCTATTATTGTTGTTCGGTTTATAATATTTAACAAAAACACTTTTTTTCGATTCAAAATATTTAAACGATATTTGAGATACCGTATACGGCAAGGTTTCAATATCTATTAGTAAATTGTTGAAATTTGTATTCATTATTGGGAGTCCAAATATAACATATTTATTAAAAAACGACGCACTTGATATACCAGTAGACAATATAGTTTTTATAACTGCTAACTTATTTAGAAATGAATGATTAGTATAGTTGTCTCCTTTGTAGTAATAAAGGTCTTCTATACAGAAAAAATTACCTTTACTATGATTAAAATTTGTTCCGTAAAGTATGGTTCCGTCTCCATATACTAATCTATCGGTAAAACTTGTAATTGCGATTTGAATATTATTTATAGTTTTATTATGGTCTAATTCTAATAGAAATAACACATTTTCATCCTTATATGTTGTAAACCACGCGAAAAATTTGACTCCCTCAGGTATGGCAAGTAGTAAATTTGCGTCGTGAACTTTATTATGTATCATTGTTTCATAAGAAAGTTCAAATTTTGGAAAATTCTGTAAAATATTTCGTTTTTCTTGTTCGTCAAACATTTCTCTCTTGTATTATAGTTTATATAACAAAATAGCTTTATATATTTATTTTGTTATATATTTTTTACAGGTTATATAGATATAAATATAAATATAAATATATTTATTTTATTTTATTTTATTAGTATCCTAAGTTGGGTCGTTGTTGCCACAAAGCCCAATGAAAAGGTGCTTTTTCTTCTTCAGGACGCTCTTGTGTATAATAATAAAGAGCAAAGGATAATCGTGGTTTTTCAAGAGGATGGCACCATGGTTCTGGATGCCCATGAAACGCATCATCAGTAATGCGAAATATAATTAAACGATTAAATACAGGAGCAATACTTGTTACACATTGGGTCATATCTTTGCTCCATAATTCGAGCTGACCATTACAACTAGGTTGCCAATCTTTATTTAAATATAACAACACATTGAGTCTACGAAATTTCTTTAAAATAGGGTGAATATTGAAGTCACTATGAACAGACAAACGGCCACCATTTGCGACCTTATGAATGCCACCTCCATACAAATGCGGGTCAGATTCTAACTCATCAATTCCAGTAATGTCAGTTAAAAATTTAATAAAATCAGAACTTTTTGTAAAATTAACAAAGGATTTTGCTAAAAATCCCATTTTATTATAATCAGTTAAGGCTATCTTTTTGCTTTGAAAAATCGTATCACTTTCATTATTAATAGAGGCGTTATTTTTATCATACCACAAATCTTGCGGATAGTTTTCTATTTCATTTAAAATATTATTTAAATATGGTTCGCTAAAAAAATTATCAATAACTAAATAATTAAATGGTTTGGCCTCTAGAAATTCATTTCTGAGGTTTTCGGTTTTGAAACGCTGGAAATCCATATACTTTTATACAAAATATTATGATATAATCTTTAAGTCATAACATTATATGAAGAAAATATATAAAATAATATAACAATTTTTGGTGACTTCGAAAAATACGTAAAATAAAGTCAGTGTTTTTGAAACACAGTTCGTTAGTAAATGTGAAATGTATAAGAAAAAAAGGATAACTCTCTATTATGAGTTTTACCAGTCCTTATGGGAACCTTTATTTAGCTACAAGCTACTTAACTACAAACTACAAACTACAAACTACTTAATATATTTCTAATAATTCATCAAAATCTATGTTATATTTTTCAGATATTTTAAATAAACGAATTGGATTAAATACTTTTTCCACCAATTCTTTCTTTAAAGGCTGTATTTGATGTTTCATTTGTAAATAATCTAACTTACATAACAAATGTAGAGCATTTTTATTACTGGAAAATTCGTACCAGTGTACTTTATCCAAGTTTTTCTCTAACAAAGGGATAACACCTTCATTATTGGATAAACTTTCCCAAAGTAAGTTTTTATCCAAGTTTTTTTCTAATAAAGGCAAAGCGCTCTCATTTCGACATAACCAAGGCCAGTGAACTTTATCCAAGTTATTTTCTAATAAAGGAATTGCGGCCGAGTTACTACATAACATAGGCCAGTGAACTTTATCCAAGTTTTGTTCCAATAAATGTATAGCGTTTTTGTTTCCTGATAAATAATACCAATCTACTTTATCCAAGTTTTTCTCTAATAAAGGAATAGCAGCAGTGTTATTAGATAAATAACTCCAATCCACTTTATCCAAGTTTTTTTCCAATAAAGTTATAGCACGGTCGCTTGTATTATGGAAGCATAACAAATCCCAAACTACTTTATCCAAGTTTTTTTCCAATAAAGGCATCGCGCTTGGGTTAGTACATAACATATTCCAGTTCACTTTATCCAAATTTTTCTCTAATAAACGAATAGCGTTTTTGTTACCGGATGCGATGGACAAGTCTATTTTATCCAAGTTTTTCTCTAATAAATGAATTGCTTCTGAATTTTCTGATAAATAATACCAGTCCACTTTATCTAAGTTCTGTTCCAAAACAGGAACAGCGTTTTCGTTCATTGAAAATCCTTCCCACTGAACACGAGGGTCAACTATGAAAATTGGTTGCGTCATATTTCAAATATTCACTTTTATACTCTTAATATTCATTAATAATCAAAAAATATTTCAATTTTTTAATCTAAAAGTTATTTTTATTATAACTAAAATTTTTTTATAATTTTAAAAAATTTTAGAAAAGGAGAAAAATAAATTGGAAGGAGAAAAATAAAGTTTAATAAGTAGTTTGTAGTAGTTAGATAAATTTATAAGTAATTAAATATTTCATATAAAAGGTTGTCTAAAAACAACGTAAAACCTCTTGAGAGGAAATCCTTTTTTATTTTTAATTTTTTATTCCGAACTTTTCTAAAAATGTTTGTAATGTTATTGGATACCAATCCATATATGTATTTTTATTATTACTTAATGTGCAACTACATTCCGTATAAATTTTAAAATGTATGTTTGTTTTATCATATAATATTTCATAAAATAAACCAGCCTGTCTTATTTGTTCATGGCTCATTATTTCATCGTATTTTTCTTCAAATAATGTATTACTAATATCATCTTCATTAAAAATGTATATTCTTATTCCAAATATATTATCGCTGGCATAAATTCCCATTTTTATAAAATATATTATATAATAATCTCTAAACGATTATTATAAAATAAAATAAATTAAATTTAATAAAATGAAGCATAGTTTGTGTTGCCAGGCATAGTGTCTAACATATCATCTTTATTGTCATTCATTTGTTTTTTCAAAAAATGTTTAAGTTCATCTTTCATACTATTGGCATTCTTTGCTGTATTTATTTCAGTGTCGCTTGGTAACAAATCGAGTTCAGTGTAGCCATTTATATTTTGATTAGTATCTTCATTTGTTGATGTGCTGTAATTAGTATTTGGATTATTTGAAATGGTGTCAAAAATATGTTGATATTTTTTAGCAGGAGAATTTACTAAATCTTTAATTTTAGGGACTGTCAATGTAGTTTTGAAAAAACATAATAGATGATGAACTAAAAAAATAAATATAATAGAAATGATTGAAATTTGTATAATCCAACTTAACATATTATACTAAAATATTAGTTTAGATGAGTTAAGAACATATTAATTTCTTCTTGAAACAATAAATTATCGTGGTTTTGTAAATTAATGATTAATTCTTCGTTTTTGGAATAATTATATTCAAAATAAAAGTTAATCGGAATCCATTCTTTTTCCAAAATTTCTATGTTAGCTTCTCTAATACACTCAATTATTAAAGACCATTTTGATTTTTTATTTGATTTATACACAAATTGTGTTATTTTTGTTAAAATATATTTTGTAGGCAATTGAGATACAACAGGGACTTGAATATAATTAGTTAAATCAAAAAGTAAGTCAATGATGTAGTTAACGTGATTATTAGGAAAATTACAGTCTTTCATCAAATGATAGTTCGTGTCAAACGTTGATTCGATTTTATATATTTTTGGTTGCTCTTTATTATTATTATTTGAGAAAGGGTGTTCTATGATATGTAATCCATATTCTTCGGAATTGATTTCGTATTTTTCTCTCTTATTAACCAAAAGAGGAGTAAAATTGTCTAATTTATTTTTGATTATTTCAGGCAGCACGTTTACAATATATATTTTCATGATAGGAATATATAGTTTCTAATAAATAATATATGTTACAAACTATTTAAACCTATTACAAATATATAATAAAAAATGACCCAATTGACTATTATTATTGTTGAAAAATCGGGTGAGCTTAAGACGTTGAATGTAAAGGATTATAAAGAAGAGGAGTTATATAAAAAAGGTGGTTTCAAAAAAGCAGACGGATTTGTAAAACACACTGAATGGAATGTAAAGATGGATGGTCAACGTTATCTTATTTCAATGTATGGGAAACTAGACGGTAAGGCAAATATGGAGAATAAATATGATTTCCCGCCGCCAGTTGACACCAAGTTATTTTTTGGCGCATGTGTTTTGGTTGGGTCGATAAAGAATGAAAAGGGGGAACAAACTCTTACAAATTTATCTCTAGGACTTTGGGAAAAAATATATGAGAAGTTATTTGGTGGTTTTGAAAATCTAGAATTGACAATTGCCGAAGATGAGGATGAAGAAGATGAACTAGCACATATTCCTAAATCGAGAAAGACAAAAAAGGGAGGATATTTAAAGGATGGTTTTGTAGTTGATTCAGATGAAGATGAAGATGATAACATAGAATCCGAAGACGAAGAAGATAGTGAGGAAATTGACAGCAGTATTATAACAAGTGAATCAGAAAATATTATATTGAGCACAGATTCAGGAGAAAATGGTTCAGAATTAACAGAGGAGTCGTATGATTACAGTGATGATTCGGATGATGAGAATGATAAAAAAAAGTAATAGAATAATTCAAATTACGAAAACTCTAAAAAGATGAATAAAACAAATATAAGGAAAAAATTGAAAAGAATTTAAACACATTGTAATAAAGTATAATAACAAGTCAAATAACATAAAATGCCAGTAAAACATATCGATAACCCTGAAGTTTTTAGAGCCAATATTCGTGTCAAGTTAGCAGATTTCTTTCCAGAAGGAGGTGAAAAGCACGCGTCCAATTTAGAGAAAGGTATACATAATTGGGCGTTAAAAGAAGCCAATAATAGAAAGGTTGTAAAGAAATGGGACAATCCATTCTTTGTTCAAATATATTTAGACCATTTACGTAGTATATGCGTTAATTTAAAAAACGAGAAACTAATACAGATGGTTATAACAGGAGAAATAAAATCCCATACGATTGCTTTTATGACACATCAAGAAATGTGCCCTGAAAAGTGGGAGGAACTTATTCGACTTAAAAGTATTCGAGATAAAAGTAAATTTGAAACGCAGTTGGAAGCGTCAACGGATACGTTTACTTGTCGTAAATGTAAATCGAAAAAATGTAGTTATTATGCCCAGCAGGTTCGTAGTTCAGATGAACCAATGACACTTTTTATAAGTTGTCTCGATTGTGGTGCGAGATGGAAATCATAAAATAATAAAATATAAATAAATAAATAAATAAATAAAATAAAATAAATATTTTTTTACAATTTATATAATATAATATTTAGACTTAAAAATAATTATATAGCATATATATTATTATGCTATATAACGTAATATTATCTACTCTTTTCGCAGCTGCTGCTTCTGTATCTACAAATATTCCTACTATTTCTGATATTGATATAAATAGTTATTTGGGACATTGGACCCAAGTATATGAAGCACCTACAAACAGTATTTTTCAAGGTTATGGAACTTGTATCACTGCCGACTATGGGCTTTTAGAAAATGGAAATGTGAGTGTAGTAAATACTCAACTAGACGAAAATAATGAAATAGAAGAGATTACGGGTTATGCTTATTACCAAAATATGAGTGAACCTGGAAAATTAACAGTTCATCTTGAAGGAGTTCCTGTAGACTCTCCTTACTGGATTGTCAAATTAGGCGAAGTTACAGACAATGAATATCAATATAGTATTATTACTACTCCTTCTGGTGTATCACTTTGGGTTTTAGCAAGAGACTTAGATAGATTTTTTGAATTATATGACGAAGAAGTAATAGAATTTTTAGATAATTACAATTTTAGATATATACTAGTTCCACAAGATAATTGCTATTATAATTAAGCATATTGAGTTATCAAATTTATAATTGAACAAACGTTGACATATATTATGTATAGCAATTTTATTTGCGTTACAAATAAAATATATAATTGAAATTTTTTGTTGTAAAAATAGAATGTAAAAAAATGCCAGAAGTTAGTCAAAATTATAATTTTAACAGCCTGTATATAGTTTGGGTAATAATTTTATATAATATATTTACAACCAATTATGATTATATAAAATTATGTATAAATAAAATAATGTTATTTGACCATATTTCAATAGTTATTATTATAAATGCTGTAGGAATTTATTTATTTTTGAAAAACATAACATTTGAGATAAATTTTACAATTTCATATAAAATATAGTATTTCAATGCTAAATAGGTGTAAAATAATAAAAACGATAAAAAGAAGCTATTAACCAAAGTGTGAAAAGAGAACAAATAAGATTAAAAATCGATGAATAATTAGTTCCTCTAAGGTTCTTTTTTTTTGCCTGGTTATGTAATACATCATATGTATGACCAGAATCATAGTCCATTATTAAATTTAATGCTTCACTTGGAAACTCTTTATGAACCTTTCGTAAAAAAATCGCATACTTATTTTCTTTAAGTAGGTTTTTTATAATATTAATATTTTCTTCACTGGCTTCTTTGAAACAATAGGGACTAGTGGGATTGGCCATCCGAGTCCAATCGGAAATTGTGCTTGATTCGTTAATAATTGTTTGTGGATTAGTCAATTCTTTAAATGTTTGTAACATAATAGCAAAAATACTTTCGTTTGCTAATCCACCGTCATTAATTTGAGTATATACCTTATTTTTGCCTACCATAAAAATGATACATTTATGAACATGTGCTCTAGTAAGTGTAAACCAAGGGTCATTTGCGAGCCAATATTCTTTTGAGAATAGACGCAAATTAGCTCGTCGATGAATAGTTATATTCCAATATGCTGGTTTCCATTTAAAAATGCTAGCTTGGTAATGTTCAAAGAAAAGTTGTCTAAACTTAGAAGGACTTATAATAGGAACACATGTTTCTGTTAATAAACTGAACCACACATTTTCACTATCATGATTAAAAGCATAGGAAAGCAATGACATATAAGCAGGAACGACATTATAATAAGTAGTTTTATGAACATAATTTGGAGGTATGCTATATGATTTAATCCAAGGCGATTTAATCATTTTGAAATCAGTATAATGAAAATAAATATTTAGTATATCTTGGTTAGGTTCAATCCAATCAATCCATAATTGTTCTTTATGTAAAATATGGTTGTAACTAATGATAAAACATAAGGCAACTTTCATATGATGTTTACTTGTTATTGTTATATATAGAAATAATAATATATATAATAAACGCTGTTATTAGTTTTTATTTGAATATTTATGTATTTATATTTATATTTTTATATAATATAGTATGTTACAATCAACTCAAAACAAGATTTATGGTGGAGCAGTTGGTCTATTTATTGGAGTAGTTGTTTCAAGTATTTACTGTTATTTTGGAAGCAGTAGCAGCGACGGAGCACAAGCTGGACAAATGACTGGGGGGTCAAAAACAAGACATAACAGAAGACATAACAACAAAAGCAAAAAACAAAGAACAAAATATTAATTAACCAAAAATCATTTTTTTTGTGAGGTCAATAAAACTAGTTGAACTTCTTTTTACAATAACATTATTATGTTGCTTAGGGTTATTGTAAAAATCATCCATATAATCAAGTTCTGCGTCAAGTTCTATTTCTACAATTGATTTTTCTCGAGGAGCTAAAGTTATAGCATCGCTTTCAATATCAATATTATTATTGTAATCAATATTTGTAATATCAGTATTTGTAATATCAGTATTTGATGTTACATTATTATTTTTTGGTGATTTTTTTTGTAAATTATTCAACGATGAATTCAAAATTATGTGTTCTAAATTTTGAATACGTTCAAGAATAAGTGTATGATTCTTTTCTTGATGTGTTCTGTAGTTATCATTTACGTCTAACACATATTGAATATACCTCATTTTTTTCTCAATACTTTTATATAATAATTCTAAGTCTTTGACTTTAAAATAACCATAAAAAAAACTAGATACAAGTGTAAACGACGTTGTAGAAGATAGAAAAAAATAAAACATTGTAATAATTATATTTAATAATAATTTATTTTTAAATTATTTAGAATATAATATTTTCTAAATCTTTAACACTCCAATACTCACTTCCACCATTAGGTAGGGGTCTTCGGATAATAAAGGGAATGCGTTTTTCTTTGAGTTCTAGTTCAGCAATTAAATAACCATCAATTACATTTTCAGGAACTTTTACAAAAGCAGTAGCCCCTGAATTAATTTGTTTTGCTCTTTGTCCTAAAATTCGAGCACGTTCATATTTCGTCAAATATGGTATTGTTTTGTGTAAATCGTCTATTATAATACCATTTTTATCACGTATTACTTTGGACATTGCTAAAACCTCGTCATAATTATGTAAAGCACATTCAGGATGAAAATTTAATAAATAATTATCATTAATGTCCTTGTCAAATTTTTTTAAATATAATTCTCCATCTTCATCTGCTTCATCTTCTTCGTCATCGCTTAAGTTAATATCGTTTATTGAAGGAATTTGACCCTTTTTACCAACATTTGAAGTAATAGTGATTTTCTTTTTTCTTTCTACTGGCTTGATATCTTCCCCATCGTCGTTTTCTTCATCTGAGCCATCCATATCGTTGTCTTCATTATCAGAATCAAAATCAACTCCATTATAAGTTTTACCACCATTTTGTGTTCCTTCGGCACCTTTTACGACATTATCAACTTCATCTTCATCTTCATCTTCATCTTCATCTTCTTCCATATCCATAATAGATTCATTTTCATCATCTTCTGACTCAATCACATCGTTTTCGATTAATTTTTTAGTTAATCCTCTTTTTATTATTTCAGGTTCTGAATCATTATCAAGTTCAGAACTTTTGATGGAGCTATTATCATCGTTATCGCTATCTTCAAAGTAACTCATATTTCTTATTGTTATTATATGTATAGATACTTTTAATTTATAATTTCAATTTTATTATAAATAAAAAATGATAAAAAAGTATGATAAATAAAATAGTATGATAAATAAAAAAGTTTATGAATAAATTATTTATAATTTGTTAGCAAATATGAATATTATTTAATATCTTCTGTTTTCCAAACAGTATCACAAGCGGAACATAAATAAACGTATTTCATATTGGTATCATCATATCGGATATATATAATTTCTCTAGGCTCATCAGATGTATTTGTGCGACAATCGGCATTAGGACATAATATTTTATTAACTCTTGGTAAAGTAGGGTCTAATTTTGTATACTTATTAATAATATGGCTAAACTCTTGTTCGGATTTTTTCAATTGCATTCTGGATACAGAGACATTTTCAACAGATAACGATTCATCCGAGTTACCACAATTTCTACAATAATAAACAAGTTTATTAGTATTTTTGGGGTCAATACTGATATAATACATATTTTGACACTTAGAACAGAAATGCATTCTTTATAATTGTTGTATATAATATTAATATGATTAATATTTATATTATAATTTCAATTTTTAGTTAAAATAATATAACATATTTTACCTTATTTTACTTCACTTTAATGATTTTGTAGCATGTTCCTCATCAATAACAGTCTTGACAAACAAGAGCTTGATTTTAAGTTTATTGTAATCAATATAGTTGCTCATGTTGTAAAGTCGAACAGTTAAAACCTCTTCGGTTTCGGATTTAATTTTATTTTCAATTATATTCAGCAATTTATTATAATTCGCATAAAATAATTCAAGCATTTGAGGATAAAATATTTCAAAACGATTCGGTATTTTATTTTTAGATTTATTAATTAATTCACATACAGCAAAATCTATATTACAGTATGCTATAATTTTATGATATGATTTACAATCTTGTGATTCTAACTTTTGTCCAGGTTCATTCAAAAAAGGATGTTCATTTAATAACGAGCATAAAGTTAATAATATACTATTAATAGTTTGACAAGATGACCATTTATCTCCATTCCATGTATTCAAAATGGATACACATACTTTTCCACATTTATATAAATTTGGATTGAAACGTGTAATACCATCATTTGTCATATATTTTACCTTAGGAGGTGAAAATGGATAATCAAATGGATAATTGAATTCAAAAAAATAATAACCGCCAAAATAAGGCGTATCTGATGGACCAACAATCATAGCATAACCTTTTAACATATCTGATTCGTCGTGAACATAATAAATACCATTATCTGTTAATGGATTTTTAATAATTTGACGAACATCTTTTAAAAGTCTTGTAACAGTTTCTCTAGTAATAACCGTGGTTTCCTCTTTTGACATTGATGAAATATTATTGTATTAGTATATAATGTTGTATC